AGACCGCCCACATCTGGGACCAGACAATGGGCAACCTCAACAAAGCGATTGCTGGCACTGAGCGGCCCATAAGCCCACGTGCCGCGCAGGCGGATCTGACGGCCTGCGTTGAGAGTGCCCTAAAGGGCTTCGCCTACATGGATGCCGAGGCCGAGCGCATCGGCGCTGCCAAGGCTGACCGGTCAATCATCGAATACGACGACGGCCAGGGCTTTCGCTTTGGCATCGTCCGCGATGACGCGGATTGGCAAGCGGCAAAAGACGCCCGCTCAGACTTGAAGCTCTTCACGATGCGGGAAGTGTCTATGTCCCTGAAGGGTATCGGCGCGGGTGACGGCCTGCTCGGCATGGTCAAGGATAAATTCCCCAACGCTAAAATCACAGAAGTCCGCCCCAAATCCGAAAAACTTCCCGGCGCGTTCTGGCGCGACGGCAGCAACCGTCAAGGATTACCTGACAGTTCAAACTACGGCGGCGGCGCTGGCGGCGGGTACGGCACTGGCGGGGCAGGGGGTTCAGATATGGATGGGGAAGATATCCCGTTCTAAAGGTATGTCTTTACATATACCGTTTTAGGGTTATGGTGAACCCATGCCAAGCAAATGCAAGGTTTGCGGCGCGACCGAAAAAAGCGCTGAATTTTACAAAGGCGTAAACACCCGATGCAAGGAATGCCACAAGGAAGCGGTTAGGATAAACCGAAGGGAAAACGTTGATCGGTACAGGGCGTATGATGCCAAGCGATTCAAGGAAGACCCAAGGGTAATTGCTAGGCACAAGCGGTATCAAAAGACGGATGCGGGCAAGGCATCTTTGCAGGCGTCTAGGCAAAAGTGGGTAGATGACAATTCAGAGAAGAGAGCGGCGCATGTCATTCTTGGGAATAGGGTTAGAGACAGCAAGGTAATCAAGCCTGACCATTGCAGTAGGTGTGGGAAGTCTGGATGCCGCATAGATGGCCACCATCACGACTATGCGCGACCCTTAGACGTGGTTTGGCTATGCCGCCAGTGCCACGTAAACGAACACAAGGGAGATACCCAATGACCAGCACACCCAAGCGCCTGAGCGTATCTGGGCGCTTGGCCATGCTCTTCCCGCCCCACCGGAGGCCACACCCAAATAGAATTGCCCCGAAACCCAAAACATTCTTTTATGTGGCAAGTGCATTGCAGGGCTAGGGGCATACGGCAGGCGGGCCTGAAACCAAAGACACGAACGGCCCGCCAGCCACCCAACAACGGAGAGACGACAATGAACGCACAAACACCATCCAGCGCCGTGGGGGCCATCGGGTTGACGGTTGAGGCCGTGCATCCGGAGCATTGGGTTATTGGGAGGGCAGGCGCATGACCCGAGGCGCAGTCCTATGCCCGAACGAAACGCAGGCCATGGTGCTGGACATCATGAGCGACGGGCGGGAGCGCACATGCTCTGATCTGATGATCCCAACGGGTCAGGGTAAAATGCGCGTTGCAAAGGCGCTCGGCAGGCTCAAGGCGCTTGGTCTTGTTCGCCGCCAGATCGCCAATGACGTTCCGGTTTGGAGGCTGACATGACCGCCATATCCTCCATCTATCGGCACGGGCAACCTGCGCCCCGCACACCAGTGGAGGACAGCCTGGCATCCTTCGCAGCCTGCAATCTCGCTTGGCACGAACACGGGCTTCTTCTGATCCGCGTGGATGATGTGCGCGACGACTTCCAGAGGCAGGCGCTCACAAATTACGGCAACGCGAAATACGGCAAAAGGAGCAAGTCATGGGCAAGGGCAGCAAATCCAAGAAGCCAAGGCGCAAAATGACGCCACAAGGCCGCGTCCAGGCGCAACCCGGCCAAATCGCAGCACTACCCCCAGAAGGGCGGCAATCGGCTATCAGGCCCCCGCCAGAGCGGGCGCAACACGGCAAGGTGACAATCCCCACGGGGCCGGGGAGGCAGGAGGCCCCAGCGATGACAATCCACGACGCAGTGGCGCGCCTCTATGACCTCGGCCAAATCAACTATGCGCAGGAGCAGGCCGCGCGGCACATCCAAGAAGCGCACGCGGCATTCCGCGCGGAGCTAGGGCTATCAACGGGGCGGTCATGTCTTGATATCGGCCCGGTCGGGCATGACGAGGGCGACGGCAACGTGGAAGCCTACCTTGCCTATCGCCGCATAACGGAGCGCCTGACAACGTGGCAGCGCGGGGCAATCGAGTGGACCGTGTGCAGCGGAAAGACCCCCGGCAATCTGCCGCTATTGCGTGGCGCGCTGGACGTTGTGGCTGGCGCTTGACGCGGTTTTGAAGTTGGTGTATTGGTGATGTGACTTAGTGCGCCCGGTGGAAACATTCGGGCGCGTTTTGCGTTCCCGGCCAGGTACTCCCAACGGCCCACCCCACCGTATAGCACCACAATGCGCGCAAGCGTCAACGCCGTCTGGCCATAGCATTTGATGCGGCGAATTGGGGATGGGGTAACGCAGCAAGGCGAGGGTTAAATGACAGAATTTCCCGCCTATAAGGCGATTGCGACCGCTGATCTTGTGCCATATCCAAGTGTTTTGGTGGCATCGCAAAGTAAATAAGGCTAAAATACAATCAACCCGATGGAGTGTTCTAGCACTCAACACCGGGTCTAACCAAGACGATCACGGAAGGATCGAATATGGCTGATTTAACAACTACACCCGCAGAGGTTTGGCGGGCAATCCCAGATAACGAAGGATATGAGGTTTCGTCTATAGGGCGGGTCAGATCGCTTGATCGGTTTTTGCCTGACGGCAGGCAGCGCACGGGTTGCATTCTGTCGCCGTGGGTTGCGGGGCTTGGTTATCATTACGTTAGCCTCGGTGCATCCGTTAAGATGGGCGTGCATAGGTTAGTGGCCCTGACGTTTCTTGGTCCACCTGTTGGAGAAAGAAAAGAAGCAGCCCACAAGAACGGCAAGCCATCTGACAACCGACTTGAAAACATCGTTTGGTCTTCGCGCTCGGAGAATGAGCAGCACAAGCGGGCGCACGGCACTTATGACAGGCCAGTGAATTATTATAAGCCGGGGCAAAAGAAACGCGGGCCTAAGCCGAGCAGGCACCCTCGCGCCGATGAAATGATTTCGATGCGCAAGTCTGGCGCGACGATACAGGAAGTGGCCGACACAATGGGAATGTCAAAGAGCGGCGCATATGGCGCGCTAAAGGACCGATGCCAGTGACTTTGCAGTTTGAAACATGGCCGATCGAGCGTTGCATCGGCTATGCCCGGAACCCGCGCAAGAATGACCATGCCGTTGACAAGGTGGCGTCTGCAATCCGTGAGTTTGGGTTTCGCGTGCCAATCGTCGCCAAGTCGGACGGCACGGTTGTGGACGGTCATCTTCGGCTCAAAGCCGCCGCAAAGCTGGGCCTGACCGAGGTGCCTGTGATCCTGGCCGACGATCTGACCGACGCGCAGATCAAGGCGTTCCGCCTGAGCGTCAATAAAGTGTCAGAGTTTGCCGAATGGGATGTTGAACTTCTGAAGCTGGAATTTGCGGATCTGGACGCATCGGGCTTTGACCTGACGCTGACCGGGTTTGACTTGGGTGAGATTGCCGACTTCTTAGCAGAGCCAACCGAAGGGCTGACGGACGAGGACGCGGTGCCGGATGCGCCAGAGGTGCCCGTTACTGTTGAGGGCGATGTTTGGCTGTTAGGGCGGCATCGGTTGATGTGCGGTGATAGCACTAGCATTGATGCGGTTGATAAGCTGATGGATGGTGTGACGCCAAACGCTGTCATCACAGACCCACCTTATGGAATTGGCATTGACGGGCAAAAGAAGTCTGTGAGCGCAAACCCCAAACACAACCGCAAGTTTCATGAAAAAAGGGGATGGGACAACGAAAGGCCCAACGCTTCAATTTTTGCGTGGATCGTTGCGTTAGGCGTCCCTTCTGTTATTTGGGGCGGTAATTACTTCGCTGACCTGTTGCCTGCAACTCGTGGGTGGATTTATTGGAGTAAAGGCCAAGACGGCTTAACCATGTCAGACGGTGAACTGGCATGGACGACCGAAGATAAGCCGCTGCGCAGCAAGACTGTAAATCGGGGCGCTTTGCGTGGATCAGTTCACCCGACACAAAAGCCTGCTGAGGTTATAGATTTCTCTGTGGACTTTTTGTCTGTGCCAATTAAGGGCGCGATATTGGACGTGTTTGCTGGTAGTGGGACGGTTTGCATCGTCTGTGAAAACACGGACAGGCGAGCGTTTATGATGGAACTCGACCCCAAGTATTGCGACGTGATAATCCAACGCTGGCAAGCCTTCGCAGGCGCAACAGCAACGCTTGAGGCCACAGGCCAGACATACGACGAGCTAAAGGCTGAACGATGCAACCTCGCCGCCTAAGCGCGCTTGAGGCTGTAGCGTCCACAGCCATAGGATTCGGCGTCTCACTAGCCCTGACGTTCACTGTGCTGCCCGCGTTTGGGTATCACGTCACAGCCTCACACGCTTGGGGCATCACAGCAGTTTACACGGGCGCATCAATCATCCGCTCATACGCGGTTCGGAGGCTTTTCGCATGAAGACCAAGCCCCCGCATGAGCCAACGGATGCCACACGGCAGACGGTTGAGTTGCACACAACAGTCGGCACGCGGCAGGATATCGTGGCGCAAATACTTGGGATCGACCCCAAGACATTGCGCAAGCACTACCGCAATGAGTTGGATTTATCGACGGCCAAGGCAAACGCCACCATCGGCGGCGCGCTATTCAACAAGGCCAAAAACGGCGACACGTCTGCAATGATCTTCTGGATGAAGACGCGGTCCGGGTGGAAGGAAACCAGCGTTGTGGATAACACCAGCAGCGACGGCACCATGACGCCACAGCCCAATGTTCTTCTCACAAACCTGTCGGATGAGGAGCTTGCACAACTTGAACGCCTTACCGACAAAGCAAGAGATCAGCCTGGAATGGGCGAGGCGGACTAACTTAGGCTTTGCCAAGCATTTCTTTCCGATCCGTGAAGGCATGGAGTTTATCGAAGGGCCGCACCACAAGATCATCGGGCAGGCGCTGGATAAGATCCATGCGGGCGAAATCACGCGGCTTATAATCACGCTACCGCCCGGCTACACAAAGACCGAGTTGGCCGTGGTCAACTTCGTGGCCAAGGGGTTTCAGATAAACCCGGCATCTCGCTTCATCCATGCGACCTTCTCGGATGATTTGGCACGGGAGAACAGCGACAAGATCAAGGGCCTGATCCAAACTGAGGAATTTGCGCGGGCGTGGCCGGTTGGTATCGACGCCAGCAGCAGCGCGAAGGACAGATGGAAGACAATTGCGAACGGCGGGATGCTGGCCAAGGCCGCAGGTGGGCCTATCACGGGCTTCCGAGCGGGATACATGGACAAGTCGCGCTTTACGGGCGCGTTGATTGTCGATGATCCGTTAAAGCCTGACGACGCATTCAGCCCGACGAAACGCAAGACGGTGAACCAGAGGGCTACCAACACATTCAGATCGCGGCTGGCCCATGACGGGGTGCCGATTGTCGTCATTATGCAACGGCTTCACAGCGACGACTTCGTGGGGCATTTGCTGAAAGGCGGCACAGGCGAAATATGGGATCATCTTGATCTGCCGGTAATAACAGAGCCGGGGCAAGATTATCCCGCAGAATGGACGCACGGACGGCCTATTAGACATTCGCTGCCCGCTGGCCCCCTTTGGCCGGAAAAGCATTCAGCGGACGAAATAGAGATACTCAAGGCCGACGCCTACACCTTCGCAAGCCAATACATGCAGCGGCCCGTCTCTATCGAGGGCGCGTTGTTCGATATGGGCGGAATCAGGTGGTACAATGAGGGCGGATTGCCCGAGGTTGATTACTACCGGATGTATGCAGACACAGCCCAAAAGACGGGCGAGCGGAATGATTATTCGGTCATAGAGCTTTGGGCGAAATTCAAAGGCGGCGGGGCGGGTCTTATCGACCTGGTTCGCGGCAAGTGGGAAGCGCCAGACCTTGAAAAGAACGCGCTCGCGTTTTGGGCAAAGCATCGCGCGACAGGCAAGAATGTCAGAGGGCTTTGGGTCGAGGATAAGGTTTCCGGCACGGGCCTGATCCAGTCGCTAAAGCGCCAAGGCGTTCCTGTGCAGGGCATCCAGCGCAACAAAGACAAGTACACGCGCGGCCTAGACGCCGCCCCATGGATATCAACGGGGCAGGTGTGGTTGCCTGACAACACGACATTTACCGAGGCGCTGCGATACGAATTGCAGACATTCGACGGCTTGGGAACGGGCTTTGACGATCAAGTAGACCCTCTAATGGACGCGATTGCGGACTTGCTGGGCGGCTCCACATACTCAATCGAAGGTATGCTTTAACATGATCCTAGACGGCCTTCGCAACCTCGTATCAAATCTTGGCACAAGCCGAGACAAGGCATTCGGCGCAGAATATGCGTTTGTGTCTTTGAGCGATGCGCAGCTTTCGCAGGCGTGGCGGTCATCTTGGCTGGCACAGAAAATCGTCAACCTTCCAGCGCATGAAAGCGTGCGGGAGTGGCGGGAGTGGCAGGCGGAAGCGGACCAGATCAGCAGGATCGAAGCTGAGGAGGCGCGGCTTGGGCTGGTGCAGAAGGTTCGCCAAGCGCGCGTTCTGGCCCGTCTGTACGGCGGCGCGGCAATCTACATTGGAACGGGCGACAGCGACCCTACATTGCCGATGGACGTTGGTAGCGTGCGCGCCGGGGGCATCCAGTTCCTAGCGGTCCTGCCTAAGTTGAAACTCTCCGCACAGACCATGCAAAACGACCCCACATTGCCGGGCTATGGCCGTCCGTCGATGTATAAAATGGGGTCCGACACCATCGTGCATCCGTCGCGGCTGGTCATCTTTGACGGCGTGCATTTGCCAGATCCTGATATGACCTCAGATGGCTGGGGTGATAGCGTGCTGCAAGCAACCATGGACGCGGTAAAGGCCCATGACAGCGTTTCGGCAAACATTCTAAGCCTGACATACGAGGCCAAAATAGACGTCGTGAAGATTCCAGACTTTACCGAAAGCCTGCGCAGTGGCGGCTCGGCATACGAGCAGAACATGCTCGCCCGTTGGCAACTCGCAATGACGGGCAAGGGCATCAACGGCGCGCTGATGATTGACGCGGCGGAAGAGTATGAACAAAAGACAATGACCTTTGCGGGTCTGCCTGACATTTGGGACCGCTTCATGGTCTCGGTTTCTGGTGCCTCTGACATTCCCATGACGCGCCTATTCGGTCGCGCACCCGCTGGCATGAACGCCACGGGCGAAAGCGACACGCGCAACTTTTACGACATGATTAAGGCGCAGCAATCCGGCGAAATGCAGCCTGCAATGGCGGTTTTGGACGAGTGCCTAGTTCGGTCAGCCCTTGGGGAGCGTCCCGAGGAAATCCATTTCAACTGGAAGTCGCTTCACCAGCCTGACGCGAAAGACCGCGCTGAAGTTGCGGACAAAATCACCACGGCATTCGAGCGCGTGCATCGCATGGATGGGCTTATTCCAGAAGAAGCTCTGGGCCGCGCGGTCGTCAATGCGCTGACGGAATCCGGCGTTGCGCCCGGTCTTGAGGCCGATGTTGCAGAGTTTTTCGCCGGGCAAGGCGAGGGAGATCAGGAATGAAATTTACTGACGCGGCCACATTAGCAGGAACCCGCAAGACTGCGGACGGATACCTCGTGGCAGAGGCTTTTGTCGCGCGCACGGGCATCCAGCTATACTCAGCGTCCGAGATGGGACTGACTGGCGATGCGCCGGTGCGGGTCTACCGTCCAGAGGATGAAGTCAAAGCCCCGGCAAGCGTGATGACATACACGCACGCGCCTATCACTATGGGCCACCCTGCCGAGGCGGTCACAAAAGACAACTGGGCAGATCTTGCGAAGGGTGAAGTTAGCACCGAAGCCGAGTGGGTGGATGGCAAGTTGCGCCTCCCCCTAATCGTTAAGGATGCCGCTGCCATTGCCGCAATCGAGGCGGGCACCCGCGACCTATCAGCGGGCTACACCAGCGTCATAGACCACACGCCGGGCATCACTGCTGACGGCGAAGAATACGACGCGGTGCAGCGCGACATTCGCATCAATCACATTGCTATCGTGGCCCGTGGCCGTGCTGGCATTGCTCGCATTGGAGACAATGCTGACGCTGGGAAAGACCGGGCGACTTGGGGCGCTTCCCCCATCCCACATGCAGATAAGGAGGTCCGCCCAATGGCAGACAATTTGCAAACTGTGGTTTTGGGGGATCAGGCCGTTCAGGTCAGCGCCGCCGATACCGCGAAAATCGAGGCGTTCAAGGTCTCCCAAGCCAAAGCCCTTTCCGACGCTGAGACTGCCCATATCGCGGCAATCGAAGCCAAGGACGAGGAAATCGGCACGTTGAAAGCTGACCTCAAGACCGCCAAAGACGGCGCGCTTGATCAGGCTGGAATCGATAAGCTGGTTTCTGACCGTGTGGCGTTGGTTTCGACCGTGGCCAAGATTGCCAAGGACGTGAAGCCCGAGGGCTTATCTGACGGTGATCTGCGCAAAGCCGCTGTTGCCCACAAGCTGGGTGATGAGGCCGTGTCCGATGCGTCCGACGCCGAAATCAAAGGCATGTTCGCCGTTGTGGCTCGTGACGCTGGCAAGGGCGATCCGGTCGCGGACGCGATCAAGTCTGGCGTGACGGTTGCGACCGACGCGCGTGCCGAATACGTCAAGGGCCTCGGCACGGCCTATCTTCAACCCGTTGGCAAAGGAGCGTAAATCATGCCTATTCAAGACGCATTCGGGGCAGCTGTTACTGTCATGCCCCTTGGTTACGCCGGTATGATCGCCGAGGGCCAACAAGTTAAAGACGTGGCGTCCAAGCGTGTCACAACCGCCGTGGTCCCGTTCGGGCGCGCTGTCGGTGCCAGCGGTACAGACGAAGGTACATGCCGCCTCGGTGGCGTTGGATTTGAGGGTATCGCCGTCGCTGACAAGAGCCGGGCCAATGACGAGTATATCGTCGGTGAAATGGCGGGCATCTTGCGTAAGGGCACGGTCTGGGTCATCGCATCCACTGCCGTGACTGTGGCAAACCCCGTCACTTTCACTCCCGCAACCGGCGTGATCGGGCATGACCTTGCCACCACGATTGCCGGGGCAAAATTTGAAACTTCGGGCGAGATCGGTGATCTTGTTCGTGTCTACCTGCCGTAAGGAGCAAAGACAATGAACACGCAGATCATGGACGCGCCCGCAGCTTTGGGTTTCGTCATTTCGCAGCGCAGCCACATCGAAGCCGAGGTGATGCGCAAACCCTATCCGACGATCCTCTACCCG